AAAGAACAAAGCAATTTGAGGAAGAATCGTTTTCCTTGCCTCAAGAAAACGATAGTTGGGCATTTGATGATGGGGTGTGGCATTACAAGGATGGTAAATGGTACTTCCCTAATTAATGCTAACATTTCAATAGGCAGCGTTTTAATGATGCTTATGTTTAGTTATAAATTGTAATATGAGAACACTAGAAGAGATAACAGCTAATTTAATATGCGTGGTAGATGAATATGACAACTTGCCGCTAGATGACGTTAAACAGCTTAGTGAGTTGTTAAGGGTGTTAGGTGTTAATATATCCTACCTTGTCCATGTTAGAGATGTTTATAACAAGGAATACAACAGGGTATATTATAGCAGCCAAGAGAGAACAGAAGCAGGTAAGGGTAGGGAAGCAGATAGGAAAGTACCAGAGTTAGACTTGGTGCGTAAGATACTAAGACACTACACCAACTTACAGCAAGATATTAGAAGTCAAATAAGTTTAAGAAAAACAATAGATTAGATATGAATGGAATGAATAGACACTTGTTAGGGCTTAAGCCTATAACAGAACAGAGTAAAGTAATAGACAACATAATAAATGAATGTGCAGAGGTGTTTGAAACAAGTGCTGATATAATTAAAGGTACTACTAGGCATAGATGGGAGAGCGTATATCCAAGACAATGTGCCATGTACTTAATTAAAAAGAAGTACCCTAAACTACCACTAGAGGAAGTGGGTAAGGAATTTAAAGGATGGCGTACTAGAAAGACTAAGAACCATGCTACTGTGATCCATGCAATAAAATCAGTAGACAACTTACTTAACTTCAATTGGGGTGATAATATATTCATAGATAAATATGACAATGTTGTAAGAAATTTAGATATAAAGTTTGGTATTAATATAAATAATACTATCTTAGCAGAGTATTCATATTAGTTAGTTTGACGGTTAACTATTGGCGCATCTTTTAACAAGGTGCGCTTTTTTTATTCACAATCAATTAAATATACACGCAACTTTATTATATTGCACACGTTTAGTATAGGATAGTGTCTAGGGATGAGATAATAAAGCAGATAGTAGATAACAAGTTATGGTATAATTCGTGCCTTAAACTTGCTAAAGATAGTCCGTACCCTAATGAGATGGGTGAGGACTTGTACCAGGAGTTTATCTTAATAGCTTTAGAGTATGATAAGGAGAAGTTGATAGACACATTTAACAATGGCTTACTAGAGTTTTGGTGCTATCGTGTCATCCATAATATGTGGAAGGGTACTACATCAAAATTTTACTACAAGTACAAGCGATTCTATACGATAGATGTGGAGGAGTTCTTAGAGGTTAATCATGACGATAGGACAGAGGAACAAGTGTACAATTACAACAAGTTAATGGATGCCTTTGAGAAAGCGTACAAGAAAGGCAAGATAGAGGACTTGAAACTATACGAAATGATGACACGCATCTATGTAGATGTTGGTAGCTTTAGGGCTATGGAAGAAGAGTTAGGCGTTAATTTTATGACTTGCAAGAGATATGTTGACAGATTTAGAGATATTGTTAAGACCGAGTATAATAGCTTACTTATGGATTCTAACTGGGATAGGTGATTATCTATACTATAAAGCTAAGGTAGGCAACTATAAGGAGTGGATATTACTACTTATTGATAAGCTAACGTGCAGTCATTGTGTACCATTTTGGTTAAGCGTGTTGATGTTTTTAGGGTGTAAAGAATTGCTTTTGATAGCATTTATTAATATATTAGTAACTAAATTAAGTTTAAAGATATGAGCCAATTACAATACGATAACAACGACAACCCAAAAATGAGTTTATTAGTTAGCATAGTTAGTCTAGCTTTAGTTATTTATGCGCTTAGTTTGATGTTTGGATAGTATGTTGTTTAAGATAGCAATAGTACAAGCATACATTAATCATTTTGCAGGTAAGACAGTACAGATAAAAGTACCTACTACATATAGAGAAATTATGTTACTAGATAAAGCATATCAGAAAGCAATGAGCATACTGAAAGAAGTTAATACAATATGAGAGAACTAGCAGTAAAACATAGGGAGTACATTAATAAGTGTCATGCTTATAGAACGTCATCAGATGGTGCGTTAAGTTCACAGTTAACACAAGCGTACATAAGAGAGACAGGCAATAGAGTTGGACATTGTGGATCATGCTTCATTAACACAGTTGTTCCAGCTTACATAAAACTACTTAAAGAGATAGAAGATGAAAAAAGCTAGACCAATTTTATATTGTAAAGTCTATACGTTTAGTAAAGATGATGTAGATGGGTTGTCTGAGGAACTAGAGAAGAAATACGGTGATGAGTATAATGTGTTAGTTATATCGGTAATAGATGACATAAAAGATATATCGTTTGAAGTTTTAAATCCTATCGACATGACAGAAGAACAAGTTAAAGAACTAATAAAAGAAGCCGAAGGGATTGTATGATGTTTAGAAAATTAAGAAATAGAATTGAATAGATGGCTAAACCATTCACAGACATATCACCAGAAGAGTTAGAAGAACTAGCGTATAAGTATATTGATGAGTGCCTAGCTAATACAAAAGAAGTAATAGCACAGTATAAGATAATAGACATCAAAGATAGACACCTGCCTACGATAGAATACTTCCTTAGAATATGGATACCCAAACAAGGTAAGCCCACTATTAGTAGAGTTACTTATTATAATTGGCTGAATGATGAGGTTAAGACTGATGCTAATAAAGTGAAGTTTAACACTATAAAAAGGATAGATAAACTATTTAAAGCCCTAGCAGAGGACATAGTAGCTAATGAAGGCAAGGGTATATTCTACGCAAAGAATAGATTAGGCATGAGTGATAAGAGAGAGGATAAGATACAAGGCATTAACCAAATAAAGATAATAAGACATGAAGGGAGGGAAGAATAAAGAACAGTTTGAGAAGTGGTATACTACTCGAATGAATGGAGATAAAGATTACTATTGGTTAACGGGATTTGGCAAAATACCCGTAGGTCACTTTTATGAACTACCCCTCTCTATGCAATGGGGTGTTTACTTGGAATATTACGATAGCTTGGATATGTACATTGAAATATATCCTGATTCATTTGGTAAACGTAAAGACTGGGGAGAGGAAAGTGAGGTTACATTCATTTTAAATATGAATCTTTTAGAAGTTGGTAGACACACTTCACGCAAAGAAGCCCAACAAGAAGCACTAAAGAAAGCAGACGAAATAATAAACGAGAGATTGAATGATTAAGGTATTAGTAATAAACCAACAGACTAGCGGAGTGGATATGTACAGACTTACGCCACACGCTTACATGAACCCTGAGGAATTTGCGGTATCTTTTCACCCACACTTAGAGAACCCATCACCTAACGCATGGAAGGAGTTGAAAGACTTTGATATAGTTGTGTTTAGCAGGATGTTGTCTAGGCATGGAGATAAAGACTACACAAGCGACTTAATGACACACCTCAACAAAGCAAAGGTTAAAGTGGTAATGGATTATGATGATTCATGGCAGTTACCAAAGTATCATGGTTTATACAAGTCATTTGAGAAGGATGGGTTAAGGTTAAGGCAAGTGAAGGCAATGCGCTTTGCAGATGCTGTTACTACATCTACACCACATTTAGCAGATAAGATAAGACCATACAATAAGAACATCACAGTAATTAAGAACGCAGTAGACTATAACCAAGCGCAATGGATGAAGTTTAAAACACCTAGCGATAAGTTAAGGGTAGGCTTTATTGGTGCAAAGGATCACGTTAAGGACATGGAGATGATAGCGGATGAACTATGTAAGATAGGAACGCTTGAAGGTGTTGAGTTGTTTTATGGTGGATGGGCACCAGGTGAAGAGAATAATAAGATAGCGAGTATCATGTCATGTGCAGGGGCTAGTAATATATTTGATGTAATACCAGCCTTAGACGTTAATTGCTATGCTCAGATGTATAACCATATAGATGTATGTATTGCACCATTATACAAAGACGAGTTCACGCAATGTAAGAGCGAGTTAAAAGCGTTAGAAGCTGGATGGATGGGGTGTGCTTTGATAGCATCTAATCAAGTACCGTTCACTTATGTATGTGATGAAAGGAATAGTATATTATGCGATGGTGCAGAGGGGTGGTATGAAGCAGTAAAGAAGCTAAGAGATAATAGAGACTTAGTAACTAACTATGCTCAGAAGCTAAGTAAAGACGTAGCAGAAAGATATAATATTGCAGTTGAGGTAAAGAAAAGGGAAGAGTTATATAAAAAATTAGTATCTTAGCAGAAAACTAATAGACATGAATAAAGAAGAATTAAGAGAACTTGAAAGAAAATTAGATGAAGCCTTAGAAGGCGAAACGCCTGAAGGTTTAAAAGAATGGATTGATTCAAAGCGTTCCAACCCCCCACAAGTTGAGGTAACGGATGAGGA